CCTTTTAAACGAGGGAATATGAAAAAACTTAAGAAGATATTTAGAATTAAAAAGGAAACGGCAACAGCATTACCTAAAATAGAGAAAGCTATGTTGCCTAAATTGGAGAAGAGGAGCAAATGAGTCAATCAAGCACGGTGTATTGCACATTGTCAGATGTTAAAAATGCTTTGCAAATTGAAGACATTATGGACGATACTGCTATTCAGGCTGCTATTTTGGCGGCAAGCAGAATGATTGATGATTATTGCCAGAGATTTTTTTATCAAGAAGGAACACAAGCATCTCCAGCTACAAAATACTATACAGCATATAGTCCTTGGTATTTAGAAACAGATGATATCGTTCAAATAACAGAATTAGCATGTGATCCATCATTTGAACAAACATATGACCAGATTTGGGAAATAACTAATCCACCATTAGATATTATGTATGAACCTGTCAATAATCCATCAAGAGGATGGCCTTGGACAAGAATATTAGCAATTGGATCTTATGTATTTCCATATTTCTTCCCACAGACAGTCAGAATTAAAGGTATATTTGGATTTCCAGAAGTACCATATGAAGTAGAATTAGCCTGCAAGATTCAGGCATCAAGATTATTTGTAAGAAAGCAATCACCATTTGGAATTGCTGGATCAGTAGAATTGGGTACAGTTAGATTAAATTCAAGACTTGACCCAGATGTAGAAATGTTATTAAAGACATTTAGACGGAATAAAGGATTGGCCTACTAATGATAAATAGCGTAAGTGCTGTAAGAGAAGGCATAAAAACTAATTTACAAACGATTACAAATATGAGAGTTTACGATACAATTCCAGATGTGGTTGTTCCACCCTGTGCAGTTGTAGGTCAATTAGATTTCACATTTGACGCAAGCATGGCTCGTGGTTTAGACACAGCCACTTGTGATGTTTATGTGATTGTTCAGAGATTTTCTGAAAGATCAGGTCAAGATAAACTGGATGAGTATCTGGCTGGTGGTGGTTCTAAGTCAATTAAGGCTGCCATTGAATCAGATTTAACTCTAAGCGGTTCAGTCAAAACCTGTAGAGTGGTAAGTGCTGAAAGGGGTACTTATCAAACTGGCGATCAGACATATCTATCTTATCGTTATAACCTCGCAATCTGGGGATAGGAGAAAATAATGGAATATATAGTTGCCACAGATAAAAAAGTTTGCGGTAAGATTAATGGTGAAAAACTTACCGTAGATGATATAATTGCTAATGGAGGAAAAGTAAAAAGACTCCTTGAGGCAGGACTTATCAAAGAAGCAGGTCAGACACCAAAAGCAACACAAGCACCACAATTTAACAAAGAAGTGCAGGAGCCAAAAGTTTCTGCTTTTAATATAGATAACAATGAAGGAGATAAATAACCATGGCATATACACCAATCGTATTAACGAATGCGTTTGTTAGCATTGACGGAACAGATTTTTCTGATCATGTTACAAGCGTAACGCTAACACAAAATGTTGATGCTGTTGAAACAACCGCAATGTCCTCTGCTGGAGCAAGAACTCGTGTTGGTGGTCTAAAGGATAATTCAGTAACACTTGAATTTAACCAAGACTTCTCAGCATCAGAATTGGAAGCAACAATCAATGCTGTTGGAGCAACCTGGGTAGGACAAAACGATATAACAGTTATCGTTAAGCCAGACGGAGGAGCAACCTCTGCAACCAACCCATCATACACATTTGATGTATTAGTCTCTGAGTGGACACCGCTTAACGGTGCAGTTGGCGAACTCGCTACTGTTTCTGTTACATGGCCAGTCAATGGCGATATTACAAAGGCTACTTCCTGATAAATCATGAGTGCCTTAGTCTTAACAAATGGATATGTTGAAATAGGTGGAGTAGATATAAGTGAGTTTGTCACAAGTATCGCTATCTCTACGGCGTATGACATTTTTGAGACGACTCAAATCACTGATAATTCAAAGCAATATGTACCAGGACTTGCTGAAAATAAGTTAAGTCTTGAATTTATTCAAGATTTTGATCCTGCAAATGGCTTAGAAAAAATTATCAATGACACTGTTAGCAGTTTACTTGGTACTCGCCAAACAATGGAGATAAGACCTGTAAATGCTGGCGTAAGTTCCTCTAATCCAAGTTATACATTTTTAGTAGTAGTTTCTGAATGGACCTCAATAAATGCGGCTGTTGGAGAATTATCTACTGTTAGTATTACTTGGCCAATTAGCGGAGACATAACAAAATCAATAGTTTAATAACCTTGAAGGGGTAAAATATAATGGATGGACTAAATATCAAAGTAAAGACAACAGATGGACAAGAAGCAGTTTATACTCTTCGTCCAAAATCTATTGTTGCCTTTGAACAGAAATACAACAAAGGCTTTGCAAAATTACTAACAGAGGAACAAAGATTGGAACATATCTACTTCCTTGCATGGGCAGCCATGAAAGATGGCGGTAAAACTGTAAAGCCTTTCGGTGAAAGTTTCCTTGAAACACTTGAGGGTGTTGAATTGGTGACTGACCCAAATTCCGAATCCACAGAGACAGCCTAACATATTCGGTAGCAATGATCTCTGTGGAGACAGGAATATCTCCAATTGATCTTCTTGAAGCACCTGACGGTGTATTAGAAGCAATAGTTATTTATCTCAAGGAGAAGAACAAAGCGATGGAAAAAGCGAGCAGGAAGCGATGAGATTTGAAGATAAAATAGTCTTGACTGGTGTTAAGGAAACTATCAGAGATCTCAAAAACTTTGACAAGGATGCAGTAAAACAATTTAATAAAGTTGTTAATTCTGAATTGCGTGAAGCAAAGAAGGATGCTCAATCTTATGTCTCTGCAGAGCCTCCACTAAGTGGATGGAATACTCAGCCTGCTCGCAATCCTCGTTCTCGTGGAGGTCTTGGATGGCCTCAATGGGATCAAAGTATTATTAGGGCTGGAATATCGTCCTCAAAGGCTGAAGGTAAGGTTAGAAGAGACTACACAACATCTGCTGGTGCATTAAAAAATAGATCTGCTGCTGGTGTTATTTATGAATTGGCAGGAAGAAAGTCAAGAGGAACTGGTACCTTTATTAAAAATATTGAGGGTAAAGTTGGAGATGCCTCTCGTTTAGTTTGGAAGGCAGTAGATAAGCATAGAGATAAGGCTCAAGAAAATATCTCAAAGGCATTGGATGATGCTAAAAAGAAATTACAACAACATTTAAGTACGAGGAGAGGATAAAGAATGGCCACAACAGGTGCGGTAATTGCACGAATCGTCTCCCAATACTCAGACAAAGGTAGTAAAGAAGCCCAAAGAGACATTGCTAAAATGGGCAAGCAGATTGATGCATGGAGCAAAAGAACAGTAAAAGCATATGGCGTGGCTGCTGCAGCAGTAACTGCTTTTGCATTTAAAATTGGTAAAGATGCAGTAAATGCTGCTATTGAAGATTCTAAGTCTGCAGCACAACTTGCAAATACCCTAAGAAATGTTACTAATTCAACAAACGAACAAATTGCTCAGGTAGAAGAATACATATCTAAGCAACAAATGCTTACCAATGTCACTGACACAGAATTAAGAGCAAGTTTAAATACACTTGTTGCAGCAACTGGAGATGTTACTCAGGCACAATATCTACAAACTCGTGCACTTGATGCTGCTGCTGGTAGCGGACATGATGTAGAAGCAGTTACAAAGGCTATGGCCAAGGCCAGTAAGGGTAACTATACTGCTCTTGGAAAACTATTTCCTCAACTTGATAAAGCAACCCTTAAGTCTGGCGATTTTGCCAAAATACTTGGAGTGCTTGAAGAAGACTATAAGGGTGCTGCAAAAACATTAGCAGATCAAGACCCTCTAACAAAATTAAAATTACAGTTTGGTGAAGTAGCAGAACAATTAGGGTATGCTCTTTTGCCAGTAGTTAAAGAATTTGCAACATATTTAATAACTGATGTTATTCCTAATTTGCAAGAATGGATTGCTTTAAATAAAACGGAATTAGCAGACAGTTTTAAGATGGTATTAAATGTAATAGAAAGAATTGTAACTGGACTTATTACATTAACAGCCTTTTTTGAAAAATATAAAGTATTAATTTTAACAATATTATCAATTCCTTTAATAAATGTTATAGGTAATCAGATTCTGACTCTTGCTGGCATTCTAAAAATTTCTTGGGCTGCTGCTGGAAAACTATTTTCAACACTTGGCAAAGGAGCAGGCCTTTTTAGAGGTTTTGGAGCAGCAATAAGTCTTGCAACACAGGCATTTAGAGCAGGTGGATTTATTGCAGGACTTAAAGGCATTGTTCAGTTATTTAGTATG